CACGCAGTCGGTTGTCGTCACTACTGGAGAACGGTTCCAACACAAGAACGCAAGCAGCGTTTTATGGGCAAGAGTGGTAAAATCTACTACCCCGAATGGGAATCCACCACCGAGTTCAACGGTGATCGCATCATCATTACATTCAAGGAAGAACTGCCCGATGATGTCACGCCGATTCAGGGTGCAGACATCGGTTTCATTCCAGTCGGAAGCAAGATCTACCAACTAACCAATCAGGGTATGCTTCATTACATGTATAGTCGTGGCGGTAAGGTTACATCTTGGGGTGGTGGACCACCTCGCGTCTATGAGTTCGAGTATGAAGTCGATGACATCATGGGCGAACGCGAAGCAATCTGGAGTGGTGACTCTGGTACTCCTACATTCGTCAAGGACGAACAGAACGGCAAACTATACTGGCTTGGAAACAAGTGGGGCGGTTTCCCTCTGTCAGAAGAAAGCAACAATACGCAAGAGATTATCGACTTTCTCAAGGGAGCAACCAGCGATGCCCGTCCAAACGGATATGACTGGGAACTCGCCAAACTCAGCGGTGGTCAGATGGATTACAACAACGACGGTGTAATCGACTCTGCTGATCTTGGACATGTTCTTGCTGCATTCGGTATGGATGCAAAGGGATACTACGAGCAGTTCGATCTCAACGATGATGGTAAGGTTGATTCTGGTGATATGGGGCAGATTTTTGCTAACTGGGGCGTAACTGCCGACATGGTAACTTTCGATCCCACAGATCCTCCCCCACCAGCACAAGAAAGAAAACCTGCAAATCCAAATGAAGATGAGTGGGAACTCGGAAAATCAGACTAAATAAAGTAAAGGAGATATATTATGCCTACAGTAACGACGACAACAGAACCAAAACCCGGAGTAAAGTCCACCGAGTTTTGGGCAGCAGTGAGTATCGGGGGACTTCCGTTAATTGAACAACTCGGTTGGTTCAAGAATTGGCCCATTACCGAGGGTGGTGAAATTGCCATGTGGTCAATTGCGGGTGCAGTTATTTGCTCGTACATTTGGAGTCGAGCATGGGTCAAAGTAAGAGGGAAAGGAGAATTTGATGAAATTAAAACTATTAGCAGCAACAACACTTCTAGCAAGTCCAGCAGTCGCACAGGATGAATTGGTCTGTCCACCAAGACTGAATCCAATGATGTCTGTCAGTCTACCAGACGACACTGGTAAAATCATTACCGTGTCCGAAGTAGAAAACGACACTAGAAAAATTGTCGCGGATTACGAAACACTTGATCGAGGAACGATCGGTGCATTTCCTATGGACGGGAGTATTGATTGGACAAACAATTCGGCAGAAAGAAGAAGGTTAAAGTATCGCCAGTCTATTCTGATTAACGAGGGTATCATGCCTATTATTCCTCCGGGATTTGATGAGGTATGTTGGGAACCTTCTACTCGAAGACTGATTACAGTTTACGAACAAGTGCTAGAACCCGGCGAAAGTTTAACAACGCCAATTTTCTGGGAAATCACAACACGATTGGAAGGACAAATTGCAGACGTTAACGGCGATGGTTGGGTTGATGCTCAGGATCAAGGATTGGTCTTGGGAGCATTTGGAACTGATAATCCTTTGTATGATCTCAATCAGGATGGTATTGTCGATGGTGCAGATCTCGCAATCGTCTTGAGTCAGTGGTCCGAGTCGTTCGATGATGTTATCGAAGCGAACGCCGGCGGTGGTGGTGATCCAGTTGATCCACCAGTCGAAATCGTTTACAACGAAGATTGGGACGGAGCAAATGAAATTTTTGCCTTAACCGTCAATGAACTTCCGAACGATGATGCAAGGGAAGGACACTTCGTCCTCCCAAAAGCGCTTTGGCGGTTGACCTGATTCGAGGATCCTTCAGTGTCGATGATGACACGGGATCCGGTGGACCAGCCGCCATGTCGGTATCAACTTACGGGTATCAATCGGTTAATTTAGATCATGATACAATGTCAGTAGACGAGTGGGTTGAAGCAAATCCAGATGCAGTTTGGATTGTTGAAGTGTACCGAGATGGTGAATTGGTGGGAACGGTTGCGACCGATTCCTCGAACGTGAGTGGTAGAGATCAGATTCAGCCTGCAGATGGTTCCAGACAATACGGAACCGGAATTTGGTGGTCTAATCTATTGAAACCTGATGAGTTCCAAGTGGGTGACAAGTGGATAGTGTATGGGTGGGCAAGCCCAGCAGAACAGGCTTTCTTGCCACCGTATCCGCCTGATAGATTCTATTCTCAATGAGTAGCAAAAAGCACCTGTGGGGCAGATTATGGGCATTTGCTCGTGATCTGCCCCTTTTTATATTCGGACCTAAAAAGTATTTGAGAAATATTCGAATAAAGGGTTAAGAGGGGTTGACATCTGGTCGATGTATAGTATAATAGAGGAGTTCCAATGTGGAACACCAATCGCAATGGGATTTGAAAAGGAATCCAGTAATGCAGAATGACGACACTTTCACTTTCACGATGTTGGGAATCTCAACTACGATTCTCATCTTCTGTGTTCTGGTCATGATGTTGGCCGGTGGATGTACCGTCTCCGTTGGTGCAGAAGGCCGTGCCTTCTATCCGGCGGACAAGTCACCCCGTAAGGGGTTCTACGATGCGGGTGGTATGGACGGCATCTACAGTCGCCCCGCCACTGGCTCGTTCGCTACTCTCGGGAGTAACAACTGATGGAATTTATCCGAACGCATGTCGGGTATTTTGATTTCGTCGAGGGTGGTTTTCAGGCGGGGGCTTCGTGGGGTTTCGTAATTGGAGTCGGTGCAATGCTTGTTCTGTTCAAGCTTAGTCGATTCGGAAAGCGAAAGAAGTTCTGAGAACGAGGCCCTGTCGTCTAGTGGTTAGGACACGAGATTTTCACTCTCGTAACCGGAGTTCAATTCTCCGCAGGGTCATATTGGGGACGTAGCCCAACGGCAGAGGCAACGGACTTAAAATCCGTACAGTGCGGGTTCGAATCCCGCCGTTCCTATTGAGAGTAAACGATGAAGAAGATTAAAAAGAAAATCTCAACGCGAGATAAGAATTGGAACCGAGATGATACGGGGCGTCCCGTAACTCGTTCAACTACATGGGGTGCTAAGGATAGATGCCCCAAGAAGAACCGCCGTGATTGGCGGAAGGAGAATCACAGATGAGTGGATTCGCAATTAAGAGGGAGCTCCTCGAAGAGCTCGAGTATCGTAGTGGTGAGAACGGTCTTACTACTTGGTGGGACACGAGGGATCACGGACGGTTCGTGATTACCTCGCTTCGGTATCACGACGAAGATACCGGCGTGACCAGTGTTCATCGATCCGTGAAGGATCTTGAAGGAAATCTTTCCATCAACAACTACCACAATCTCGCCGGTTCGCGGCCTTTCATGGCCACCGAACGAGATCATCAGCGTTTGCTCACGCAACTTATTCGTGAGTGGGAATCGGGAGAAGTCAACCATGGCGAATGAAGTCACCAACAACATTACCATTACTTTCAACTCTGGTCCTGCCGGAGAAAAGGCTGCTAAGGTGTTCGAGTACATCAACGAAAACGATTCGTTGCTTGTTCCAGAAATGTATCCAAACAAGCCGGAAGATAATCAAATCTGCCGATCGTGGATGGAACAGAACCTTGGTGGAAAGTGGGCTCGCAATGAAGAGGCTGAGATTTCTCGGTCTGATGATGGTAACTACCATGATGCCCATATCAACATTGGCACCGCTTGGTCGCCGTGTACGCCTTGGGTCGAACGCCTCGTCGAGTATCTTGTCGATGGTTTCACCATTACCCATACCTACGTTGACGAGTGCCTGAATTTTATCGGGTCGAACGTGTGGGAAGACGGCGAATTGATTTACAATTTCGATGATGAGGATTTCTATTCCAATCTCGAAGCGGAAAGCAAGGTTCGTGCTAAGAGTGCCGGTATGGTGCTTGAAGATATGTCCGATGAAGACATTGACGAATGGCGATGGGACTGGATGTGGGATTACGTCTATGATACCGTGGAACCACCCGAAGAGGTATACACCCAATGAGTCAGTATAGACTGCACATTGACATTCCACTGGGAACCAGTGAACCCGAAGCCGTGCGTGTTGCACAGCATCTGATCTCGAGCATTGCTACGCATGTTCAGCTTCGATCGAAGATTGATGAAGAGGTCAATGGTATGAACTATCGCCTCGGCCATGATGAAGATCGACAGAAGTCGAATTACCTGATGGTTGATGACGAAGGACATGTAAATAATAAGAAATGTCGCTTGACATTCAACTCAGAGAAGGTATAATATAAACATGAAGAACCCAAGAATTCAAAAGTTCCGCAACATTGCGGTAAATCAAACCCGACTTCCGTTCGTCCTTTTCATTATCAGCGTGTTGCTGATGATCACCTGCCTGCTGGATCTAATTCAGTTGGGAAGGGTAGAGGACACTATTCGCCCTGATGTAAGTGTAAACGATCTCCTGTATCTCTTCGGATACTTCGTATCGTCCTGCTTCTTCTGGCGATGGACGTTCCACAACTGAATCAAGGGCCGTGGGAGGAATTGGCATTTCTCAGTCCGACTTATAATCGGGTAAATCTGGTTCGATTCCAGAACGGCCTACTTGGAGTGAATGATGAACAGAAAGCTTAGAATTTATGTCGCAGGGCCCATGAGTGGTCATCCCAATCTGAATTGGGAAGCATTCGACAACAAGCAAAAGCAACTGGAAGCAGACGGATGGGATGTAGTGAATCCTGCTGCGATGGATAGAGACGCGGGCATTGATCCCGAAAACGTAGGCATGTATGACTACGAAGAAGCAGCAGGTCGTGATATTGACGCGCTTCGATCGTGTGACGCCATCTACATGATGGCAGGGTTCCAGTTTAGTAAGGGTGCCTGTTGGGAACGGGCTCTTGCACGAGACATGGGCCTTAAGCGTTACTACGAGATTCCGCGTGAAGATCATGAACGACCCAAGGATTTTGGAAAATGATGATTAAGTGGCTTGACATCGCACTGATATTAAGTATAATGTATTGACTAATGGTGAGGCCACCACACAAACTGGTCCTCGACTCGCGGAGACAGCGAGGTGAAGAATAAAGTTTTGAGGTATCTCGTTTTCTTCACTATTACAACCTCACGATTTGCCGCCTTAGCTCAGTCGGTAGAGCTGGTGACTTTTAATCACTAGGTCGGGGGTTCGAGTCCCTCAGGCGGTATTCAAAAAAGTTTCAGAAAAGGGTTGACAAACCCTTCAAGATAAAGTATAATACTTTAAACAACGGTGACTTCGATACTCGGGTCGAATAAAACACCAACACTAGTACCGAGAATTTTTGGAGATGTTTGCCATGAGCAACACCAACACCCAGTCCCAGACTCGCCGCGTCCTCAACTACCTCACCTCGGGACGAGGCCTCACCTCTGCCGAAGCGCGTAGCCGATTCGGCGTCCAGAACATGCGGGCAGTCATGACCCGCGTCCGTCAGCTCACCGAACGATACGGTAACTGGCGAGTCACCACCGAGGAAACCACGACCGGTAGCACCCGCTACATGATCAAGAAGGTCATCCTCGTCGATCCGGTCTCGGCCTGATCAAACCCCCCATTGTGCGGGGGGCGAAAGCCCCCCAAACAACTTTTACAACTGAATAGAATAATGTGCGGGAGACTAATTACCTCCTGTACGGGACTCGCATAATAATCTCCCACGAATGGGGATAGTGCAACCTCCAAATGGTTTAGCGACCTGTCCGTATGATGCAGAAATGCTTGTATGAGATGATCCTTAGCGGGATGGGTGGAGGAGTTGAAGCAGGTTACTACCGACATTGTACGTTCGTGCTGCTTCTTTCAGGTATACAATAACCCTGAGTCCCATTGATCTACCTCGTTCGTGAGATCTCGATGTACAAGTTCCGAGATGGTTGCGTGACGGTTCGACTCTCCAGTCTTTTTTAGAGATTGAGTCGAAGGAGTCGGGTGGGGAATCCGACCCACGAACGATTTAGCGGGTGTCGTATAACGGCCATTACCCAAGGTTTCCAACCTTGAGATGAGAGTTCGATTCTCTCCGCCCGCTTTTGCTTACATGTTTAGGAGAATAAATCATGAGTAAGTTTTTTGAAAACATTTCCAAGGCCTTTTACCTGATGGCCCTTCTGTCGATCGTCTTTTCGATCTACGTTTACCAGAACGATTCGACGCTCGGCATCTTCATCGGTCTTTGGGTTCCTACCCTTCTACTGCTCGGTCCTTCCTGCCCTTGGGCTCGATCCGAATGAGCAGGCAACACAGCGCGGGGAAGGGAGACTCTCCTCGCAAAGTGGACCAGCAGAAGTACCGCGAGAACTACGAAAAGATCTTCGGTAAGAAGAAAAACCAGAGTACGAAAAAGAAGAAGAAGGCTTGACCCTTCTTCTTTTTTGTGTATAATAACTACAAAGGAGTCAACACATGGCTAAGAGAATTCTAACCGCAACGCAGCAGGCGCAGATGACCAAGCGAGGAAAGACGAAGAAGGGTAAGAAGAACAAGTACGGAACCCTCGGTAGAGGCAGGAAGAACTGACAACCGGCATTTACTATCAACAAGTCCTTGCCACATAAGGACTTACGGCAGTCTTGCCCATTGCTCCCGTAGCTCAGTTGGATAGAGCAACGGACTTCTAATCCGTAGGTCGTAGGTTCGAATCCTACCGGGAGTGCTTACCTAAATAGAATGGTCGAATTCTTTTCACATAAGGAGATACACATGTTTGAAGACATCACCACATCAGAGGTTCTCGGAACCGCATTCTTTACCATCGTTGTTTTTGTCATCGGTGCCGTCGTTGGGCCCAAGTTCTTTGGCTTCCTTAATGGACTAATGCCTTGGAACAAGATGCCAAACGAGTGATATGAGTGTCCGCCACCGTAGCTCAGTTGGCAGAGCAGAGCTTTTGTAAAGCTCAGGTCGCAGGTTCGAGTCCTGTTGGTGGCTATTCGGAGGGCAGTGCTTTTCCCCTGTAGCTCAATTGGTAGAGCGAGCGGCTGTTAACCGCTAGGTTGCTGGTTCAAGTCCAGCCGGGGGAGTTTCGGGGTGTAGCGCAGCTTGGTAGCGCGGCTGGTTTGGGACCAGCAGGTCGCAGGTTCAAATCCTGTCACCCCGATTAGATTATGATTACGCAAAAACGATTAGACAAATTTCTTGAGACTGGTAAAGACCAATGTCTTTCCATCGAACGATCGAAGAAGCATTGTTCTCTTATCATCTACAAGAATCAGATTGTGTCCGTTGGTATCAATGGTATCGGCAAGACGCACCCTGAAGCCAAGCGTATTGGTTACCGATACGATGAGGTACATTCAGAACTCGATGCGGTTCTGAAGTGCAAGTATAAAAAGAACCTCACACTGTTGAACTTACGTTTCAACCGATTCGGAGAAATGCGTATCGCAAGGCCTTGCCATCTGTGTATGCCTTGGTGTAAAATGTATTTCGATTCGATATATTACACGATGCCTGAAGGTGTCGTAAAACTGGAGTATTAAATGATATTTGAATTAACGGAGAGTTCATTCTCCAAACAAGTGGAAGACAAGGTTCGCAAAAACAACTGCGAATATATGGAAGCAGTGGTAGAACTCTGTGATGAACTAAGCATTGAACCGAAACTTGCTGCAAAGCATTTATCAAAGCCAATTATCGAGAAGATAGAAGTGGAGGGCGCAAACAACAATCTATTACCAAAGAAGACTAAATTACCGTTTTAATATTGACAACACACAAAACATCTAGTATACTTAAACACACAAAACAAGGAGACATTATATGTCATTCAAAGATCTAAAGAACAAGTCAACCGCAGACATGACCGCTCGTCTTAACGCCGAGATGGAGAAGATGAGCAAGGGTAGTAAGTCCTACAAGGACGATCGATTCTGGCGTGCAACGCAGGACCAGTCGGGTAACGGATACGCCGTTATTCGTTTCCTCCCGCCAGGCGAGAACCAAGACATCCCGTGGGTCCGTCTGTTCAATCATGCCTTCAAGGGCCCCGGTGGTTGGTACATCGAGAACTCTCGAACCACCCTCGGTGATAAGGATCCTGTTTCAGAGATGAACACTCGTCTGTGGAACTCTGGTATGGAATCTGATAAGGATATCGCTCGTGAACGAAAGCGTAAGCTCAGTTACATCAGCAACATCTACGTTGTCAGTGATCCATCCAACCCTGAGAACGAAGGAAAGATTTTCCTTTACAAGTATGGTAAGAAGATCTTCGACAAGATCAACGAAGCCATGAACCCTGAGTTTGAAGACGAAGCGGCAATCAATCCGTTCGACTTCTGGAAGGGTGCTAACTTCCGTCTTAAGGTTCGCAAGGTTGCTGGTTACACCAACTATGACAAGTCAGAATTCGAACAGCCTTCTGAACTTCTCGGTGGTGATGATACGGAACTCGAAACGCTTTACAACAAGCAGTACGATCTTTCCGAATTCAGTGACAAGAGCAACTTCAAGTCTTACGATGAACTGAAGACGAAGCTTGATCGTGTTCTCTCTGGTACTGAGAACACCACGACTGCGGAGGAGACTATGGTTTCCTACGAAGAACGAACTCCCACTCCGTCACCGGAGAAGGCTCCAGCCGTCGAACCGGAGCAAGAAGACGACGCAATGTCGTACTTCGAGCGTCTCGCTAACGAAGGTTGAAATTAATTAAAGAGTTTGGGAGGAGTGGGGTCTTCGGACCCCACTTTTTTAATATACGGGAGTAGCTCGGCCGGTTGGGGTGCCAATCGGTCCATCTGTTGTTGGTGATTTTGGTTCTGTTGGATTTACAATTGTAGTGTTATTATTTGTTGTAATTTGTTGTATCGATTCACCCAATCGATCTACTTGATCCTGTTGCGATCCTCCCCGAGTAGAATCTGCGAGTGGTGATATTGAGTTGCCGCCCGCGCCAGTCTCCAATGTACTTTGAGCTAGTCGATCAGCATCGGGACCGATGCCCAGTTCGAAAGCAAGAGCGGCCGCGCCCGTATCGGTCCTAAGATCTTCACCCGTAAAGAAATTTTTAGCGACTGTTAAGGCATCCATCCCACGACCAAGAGGAGTTAAAGAAAATGCAGCATTGGCTATGCTTTTTAATCTACCCGAAAAGGAATCATCATAATATATTTCATCATTCCTTACTTTCATTTCCCTGTCCCGACCTGCAACCTTAATTTGTTGTTGTTCCATTACGGCCGCATTTCCCGAATCAATTGCCATACCTGTTTTTGTACTCATTACTTCAGATCCGGCGGTCCTCGCGGACATCTTCTGTGAATCTTTTTCAAATTCATCCACAGCTGTTTGATCTTTTTTACTCAGACTGTTGTAGTGATCTTTAGCTTCGTTTTGCGTCTCCAGAAGAATCTTATTTGCTGCTGCTGTTGATTTGTTGAGTTTATTTAATTCTTCCTCTGGGTCGAATAGTGCGTTCGCTATAGAGTCTCGTATGTCATCAGCAAGATCACTGTTTAAAAAAGCTATAAGTGCAGTTAGACCAGAAACAACACCAACCAAAGGAACAGCGATTGGAGCAATTGCGGCTGCTACCGAACCCAGTATTCCGAGAAGAGGTAGAAGTCCTAACATTGACATCATTCCACTGCCACCACCACCCGAAGCCGTTGTACCGTCAGCTCTCGTAAGTGCGGGCCGAGATTTCTCGGTACGTCTGCGTCGTGAAGATTCTCTTCTACTTTCCAAGTCGGGCATCGATCCCAGAATACTGGATGCAGTTGTTGAGATCTCTTCGAGTACGGTGGAGATTATATCTGTTGTAAAATTAAGACTGAACACATCATCAGCCATATCACTCAATCTGGTTTCCAAACTAGACAGTCTGTTTGTGATGGACTCTCCGACTCCCTCGATGGCTTGTTGGAGGCCGGCCAGAGGTGAGTCCGTAGGCATTGAGATTGCCGAATCCATTACTTCAGGTTCTAAACTGGATGGTTCGGCTTGTGGAGAACGTCTAGTTAGATTTATTTTACTCAGTAGTTTTTTACCACCAGCCATTGCAGCTAAAACTTCTGGTTCTGTCTGAGACAGAGCCAACGCCCCTATTGCTTGTGATCCAGTGCGAACAGATTTTTGTATTGCGCCGCCGACGGAACCCATTCCTTTTAATCCAGCGCCTAGTAATTTTGGAAGCATTTACTTTCCTCTTTGTTTGGATTGACGTTCTCTGGCCTCGTCCTTTTGTTCTTTGACCCAATTCTCAACCAATATCACATAGAGTTCTCGTTCCCACGGTAACATATTTTCCAAGTCCTCTAATGTATAGTTATGAAATTTCATTAGAGCAAAATTTGTCTGGTAGTAATTTGTCAATTCATCGTGGGCCATGATCATCAAAAAAAATCAAAAATGTCTTTCACCTCCACATCAATTTTACCGTCCGGATCTGGGCATTCGGCAGTTATCTTGATGTATGGGTACGGAAGACTCTCAAAATACTTCTGAATGTCTTTTAACTTTTCAATGGGAAATCCATCAATAAATTCGTTTAACTCTTCTATACTATAATCTGATGTGTCATATACTGTTTCGGCGTCTGCGATCTCTTTTATGCAACTTGCAAGTATCGATGTGCTTAGATCGTCACCGGATTCCATTTCACTCATCAACATGGATTCTTTTACTTTGGGTGGTCGTAGTTTAATCATTACCTCTGGTGTAATTTTCAGTTCCTTCTCGTAGTCAGAACCTTTCTTGATGTTCTTCACCTTCATGTTCTTCAAGACCATCACAGGGTTCACAGACTCACCACACGGACACTTGTATGCGAGTTTGATCTCTTCACCGACAGAGAACTCTCGAAGCTTTACCATAAGATAAACAAAGTCGGTCACACTCAGCTCGGTTAGATCATGATCACCTTGAACACACGCTTGCAATACCTCTAGGCAATTTGATATTATGTGACTTCTACTTGCACCCGTAACCTCTTCACCAATTTCACTGGCAGTCATCAGTAGTGTTTTTTGTTCTTTCACTGTAAACGGACGAATCTTTATCGTCTTGTTGCATATAGGCAATTTTACACTGTACGTCTTCACTGCAATTTTCGGTAATGTCATTATATTTCTCCAAAATGAACATATATATTTAGGGGAAAAGATGGCATACAAAGGAAAGTATACACCAAAAAATCCCTCCAAGTATATCGGGAATCCCACCCGAGTTATTTATCGCTCGTTGTGGGAAAGAAAAATGATGAATTGGATGGACAACAATCCATCCGTCTTGAGATGGGGTTCAGAAGAAACAATAGTGATGTACGTTTCGCCGGTCGATGGCAAACGACATCGTTATTACGTTGATTTCATAATGGAAGTGCAGAACAAGAACAAGGAAATACAAACCTTTCTGATAGAGGTCAAACCAAAGAAGCAGACGAAACCACCAGTGAAACCCAAGAAAAAAACCAAGACGTTTATCAACGAGGCGAAAACGTATTCAGTAAACAAGGCAAAGTGGGATGCAGCGGAAAAGGTCTGCGAGGCGAGAGGATGGAAGTTCATGATCGTGACCGAGGATACTTTGTTCAAGAAGGAAACAGATGGCTAAAAAAGAAAAAGATCCAATATCGATCCTCGAAAAATTCAAAGTTACCAAGAACCCCTCGCCCGCCAATGCAAAAAAGATGTATACGGAGGCAAGACAGGAATTGGGAACTGCTCTATACACTCCAGATGTATTTGAATCATATTCCAATCGAATCTACGGTAAGACTGAATTCAAACCTGTACTCAAAGAAGTCGGAAAGATGATTACCTTTCGTTACTTTCCCCAGACATATAAGACACTCCCATACTTTGATGCACAACCGTTGATTCTCATCGTGGAGGTTCCGGACAAGGACACAGTGATCGGTGTCAACCTTCACTACTATTCTATACAGGACAGAATGAGAACTTTCTACTCAATGTGGCCGTTACTTACAGATAGAAATCTCGGAGAGCAAGCAAGATTTAGAATGTATTATAGAATAATATCAGAAAGTAAGAAATACATAAGAGGACTTGCCGGTTTAAAGGAATATAAAACAAATCGAATACGTTCGAGGGTATACGAAATAAACCCTAAATACTGGGAAACCGCTTTAGCTTTGCCTACAGAACATTTCATAAAGAAGAAGTCGCACGTTATACAGACGGAAACCAGTAAGAAGATAAGAAAACTTCTAGGAGAATCAAACAGATGATTTCACCAAAAGTAGATTTAATCAAAAATACTATTGCAAGGGGACAGAACATTGTTCATCCCTATGATTTTGAAATCATCTTACCCACTGGACCAACTACTACAGTGTCCGCTCCCAATCGAACTGAAGCAATTCGAGAAAGAGAAGGACTGGAAAAGAAATTTAGATTCAGTAAACAGAACGTATTGGACATGAATGTGGCAGTGCGTTCCTTTACTTTACCTTCACGAACATCATCCAAACAGTCGGTGTATTATGGTGGACCTCTTCGTCAGTTTCCTTACATTTCAACTTACGATGGTGAAATCAACATGACTCTGTTGATGAGAAGAAATGATCCACTGCTATATGCTTTTCACGCATGGCAGTCGCTGGGGGTTTCACCAAGTTCAGGTACACTGACATATCAAGACGACTATACTACCGATATGACAATATTGATTCGATCAGTTACTAAGCAGGGAGTGGGACCGGTTCCTGCTTCTTCCCAATTAGGAACGCCGGGAAGTCCAACCCTGCAATATAATCTATCTAATGTCTGGTGTGAGTCTATCGGTCAAGTTCAGATGTCAAACGAATCTGCTAACGAAGCTCTGCTCTACAACATCATCTTATGTTACAGAGATTTTACGACATCCACATTCGATGGTCCAGTTGAGCCAGGTGGAATACCAATGGATGTAAGAAGTGATCTTAACGATGTCACACCAAGTAACAATCCACAACAGATAGGTAACCAATGAGAACAATAGTTTTTCCATCCACGATAACGAAAACATCGCCGGCTATGATACGCTTTCGATTCTTCGATAGTCAAAAACCAAATCCCGACGAACCAACTGCAACTATAGTTTTACCTTCGCCTCTTGCACTGAGCAACAACTATAATGTTTCGTTTGATGATCTCGAAGCTGGTTTGTTTGAAAGGGCGTTGGAGACTTTTATTCGTACTACTTCCGATATAGCTGGCGTAGTTACATCAGGACAATCTGGTACTGATAAGGTTTTAAATTCAGTAGACGCAATAACAGATGGTGCTGGAGAACTGATTGGTTCTTTGTTCGGTGGAACGTCAATAGTACGAAGAGCCATTGGCGGAAACCTAAACAAGAGAAACGAACTGGTAATCAACAAACCACAGAACAGAAGTTTTAACATGCGGTTTCAGTTGGTTCCTACGAATAAAGAAGAAGCAAATTCAATTCAAGAAATCGTGAACACTTTTAAAATTGCAATGCACCCGCCGACCAATAACGAATTATCCGACACGAATGGTGCCGGGGATAGAATAAACAAAGCAGTATTCTTCCTGAACCCCGCAAGAGTAAAGGTAGATTTCCTCTTTAGAGATGCGGTAAAAGAAGGAGATAATTTTGACTTTAGTACGGACAATGTAAACCGAAGAATATTTTCTACTTCATTTTGTTTTCTAAGTAACTTGGATGTGAACTACCACAACGCCGGCGCTCCCTCGTATTTCAGTGATGGTCAACCTGGCAACATGGCATTTTCAGTTCAGATGACAGAGGTGCATCCGAATAGTAGAGAGATGATAAACAGAATTGATCTGGGAAGTAGAGACCCATTTGGCAAATTTGCTGACAGTGCCGATGTAACATCTGACGCGGCGGCAAGACTCCAAGGAACTTTCCTCGGAAACTTTGTTTCGTCGTCAAATGATTTCCTTGGTCAAAACCCCGAAGACGATAGGAGTAATTGATGTCATTTTACTTTGAAAATTATCCAGTAATTGATTATGAATACTCTCCCGGTGTTTTAAAAAAATCGGTTGATATTCTACGAAGAACTGATATAACCAATCAGCTCCTAAACACAAACGAATATAAAACTCGCCTTCTTCGTGATGGAGAAACACCTCAGAGTGCCGCGATGAAATACTACAATGATGTCAGTCTATACTGGTCCTTCTTTATCACAAACCGACTAATCAATCCGTTCTACGATTGGCCTGCCAGTTACGAAAAGTTAAACAAACGAATAGACTCTAAGTATGCAGGTGTTTCACTTTACGTTACCGAGAACTCAAACGGTCTTACGATGGACACCCAGTCCGCAGCGAGTTCGTATTCTATCGGTGATACGGTAAACGTCAGTGCCGGAAGTGACAAGGTTGTGACTACTCTAGTAGATTATGATAGAACAACAGGACACATGCGACTAAGTGGTGCTGAAGATTTGATTGGAGAAACTGTTTCCGGTTGGACGATCACGGATATAACGGGTTCCAAGAAAATGTATGTTGGTCGAAAGATAGATCAGTCTAGATTATCACTTCACCACTTCAGAGACATTGCATTATCTTCTGAAACAAACTCAATTGATGTATATCGATCACCTCTTACCCTGATCGGTGCTGCCCGATATATCGACGTATACTTAACTGGTTCGTCTACCGCAATTACAAACGACGGTGCGAGTATCATCACAAATGAAAAATTTGAAACAGAGATAAACGACCGAAACCGAAATATAAGAGTTTATAGTGTTGCTATCATAAAAACAATACAAGATAAACTTAAAGAGGTTATTAATCTATAATGGCAAGAGTATCTGATAACCTTCGAAAAACAATAATGACAGTTCCCATCGGTAAATTCGAGGGTGCATCTATAACTATAGTTTCTGCGGAAGACAATGAAGCTATCGTTGAGACGGGCGGAAATGTCGAACCTAGAATTGTAAGTATCACTCTAAATGAAAGTATTTTTCAACCATTCATTGTTGGTACGGTTATTCTGGATATCCCGAATGGTTACCTAGAAGAAAACAAAACCAGAATTACATCACAGGATATTCTGTTGATGGATATTGCTACTTTTGTTTCCTTAGAAAAAACAGATGCAATTCCCGGTAAAAAATTGCAAGAGAGTTTTATCATATACAATACATCCAAATCATCCAGTAGTGAAAAGACTACGAGGTATAGACTTGATATTGTTACTCCCGAAGGATTCAAGGACTCGACCACCCGAGTAGTGAAGTCGTTTAGTAAAAAGAAAAGATCAGAAATTGTATCAAGTATTTACACTGACTACATTCTTGAGGACAAGAGATTGGATGCAGGATCGGGCAATCTCAGTTTTGTGACTGAAACACTTGGGTCTGATTTTTCATGTGTCTTGCCAAATTGGAGTCCATCGAAGTGTATATCATGGTTGACGAATGGATCAATCGATTCAAAGAACGAAGACTGTGCGAACTTCTTTTTCTTTCAGAGATTCAACGACAGAGGTAGAGTGGAATCCGTTTTCACTTCCTTTACCGACATGATAAAAGAACCAGTCGTTGGTACGAACGACGATAAGACATCTGGTTACATTGTTGACATACTGTATGACGCAGAAGATCCAATAGAAGCACACATACGGGAAAGAAGAACGGTGAAGGGAACGACGGTTGTTCCGGATATGAACAGCAGCAAATACAATGCGTTTGGTACTTGGGGAGGCACGTTATACTTTTACGATCAGACTCGCAAAAAATATTTTGAAAAGGTATACAATTATAAAGACGATGCACCTGAACCATTCGTGGATCCGAACACCAAAAAGTTTATAGAAGAAGATAATGACATAATCACGAACAGATTGGGTTCACCCAACTCGTTTAAGGCATTCTTACCAAAACAAAAATACTTGTTCAGTGACGATGAGAAAAACAAAGGTGTTGATAAGAAGGAAGATTGGTTAGATTTAGTATACACTCAGCGAAACCTGAACATTTACTTTCCACTTGAAATAAATATTGTAGGTGATACTAACCGCAGAGTAGGAGAATGTGTGATGTTCTCAGATATGCAGGTGAGGAATTTAACCAAAGACCAAAGTTCTTACACTTCACATGACGAAGAGGGAAGGTCTCTGGGTGGCAAGTATTTAATCTCTGATGTAGAACACAGATTCATTTTTGAATCTACTTCAGTCAATCAGGAATACACAACCAAACTTACGTTGATGCGAGATGGGGCTCCGAAATAATGCACGAATTGTTTAAATCAAATTCTTTTATATGGTGGCAGGGTGTTGTCGAGGATAGAAAAGATCCACAACGACTTGGTAGGTGTAGGGTTCGTATATTTGGTTATCATGATAAAGATAAAAATCTTATTGCTATTCAAGGAAGAGCCTTAGATAAAAATTGCTCTTTGCGATACATAACTATAAAAGCTAATCAAGATTCTAATATAATTTATGGTTTAGATAGGTTTGATGTC